TGAACTCTATTGCTCATCAATAAAGTCTTTAGTCTTTGTATCTTATCATTCATCCTAAACCATAAGCCAGTAAGAGATAGTTTTATATCCTCTTCTGTTAATAGTGGTGAACCAACTGATATATTACCTGGACCATAATCATGTTGTTTATGGCAGAACAATTCGTATTGTTCCCTCTGTAATCTTTTAAATTCTTTGGTCATCTCCGGCCATTCCATTTCCATCTGTGCTACAATATCAACATTGTCACCTGTTAAATAAGAATTCACTTCTTTTTTCTTACTTGATTCTTTTATATTACTCATATAACCCTCTTTTTCTATACTTAAATTTACACATTTTTAGTGTACAAGTCAAGCTTTTTTATTTGTCTTTTTATTTTTTTATTCAGATAGTATGTATAAATATGCTTTGGCTTTGTGTTCTTCCAAAATATATTTTTGTCTCCAGCATCATATCGTCTTTTTATTTCTCTACTGTATGGTCTATGTACTTGATTCATAGAACGACTATGCGTTTCTACACCATCTACGATTAGTATCCTACCCTTTGATGTCTCACCTAAGTAATCAAAGTTACTAGCTTTATAAATTACACCAGTATGTCCGTGGTGTTGGTCAGCAAATGAAACTATAACTTCCATATCTGTAGTTTGTTTCAGTAGCTTGAATGTTTTTCCTATGAAATAACTTTCTGTATTCTTAGGTGTATCATCAATACAAACTAATCTTCTAAGTTCTAAACACTTATCAGGATTGATAGGATTATACTTAGCTGCTGTAGCTGGCATTGATGGGTGAGCATACATCATAGCTCCAATCATTGTTGGTAGTCCAAAGTTCCCTTCTCTATATAACCCATAGTGATATAAAGATTGAACACCATTCACATTATGTGAGTAGTGATGTTTTTCTATGAAACTAACAAGTGACTTTCTAGGTATTAGCTCTACTGTAAAGTTTTTTACACTCATTTCTATGATATTAAACCAAGCTTCCTAACTTCTTTTTCTTCAATACCATACTTAAATAACATCTCAGCTAACTCTGTTTGTCCACCTTGAGATATCTCATACATATCTATAGCATCACTAGCTTCTCTCATACTACATTGTAGATGTTTAACTACTATTTCGTAAACCCATTTTGGATACTTCATCTTTTTGTCTCCCTTAATATATCTTAACCATTCTTTTCTTTTTGGTAAGACGCTTGTGTAAAATTTATATAACAGCTTTGGTTCTAATGGATACTTTTGAATCTCATTAACCAAGTCAATCCAATCAGGCTTCATAGATAAGAATCTATTAACCATATAGTTAGACCAAGTTTTCTTATCCTCATCTGAAATATCTTCCCAATAATTAGGATTTTGAACCGCTGTTATCTGACCTATGTGATCAAATAAACTTTTTTTCTTAACTGGCATTGTTATCAGGCATCAATTTCTCTGGAACTTTACCACAATTACCACAACTATATATCTGAACTGGAATCATAGCTTCTTGTCCTGTTGGTGACATCAGAGCTGACAATCTTCTTAGAAAGAAAGCTTGAATGAAAGATGCGTTTCCACAATCATCACACTTTATCATTTCTGTATCGTTAATGTCTACTTGCGTCTGTTGTGGTTGTCCACCCTTCATTGGTTTCATTGGTTTTGTACTCATTTTATTACTCCTAATAATTCTATTATCATAGCCATCGCATTTATTTCTTTATCAACTACCTGACCATCTGACAATTGATACTTAGCAATAATCAATATAGATTCAGCTATATGTCCTGTACCATATGAATCAACCTCATCATACATTAACTTATACAGTTCTGCAAAATCTGTAACTTGACTATCAGCCAATAGTTTTCTTATGCTTTTGAAAGCATCTTTCTTACTCTCTGTTTTAAGTAGTTCTAATAACTTTATCTTATAATCATTCTCTACCAAAGATTTCTTATCTACAACCAACATACCATCTACTACTTGCCTTTGACAAGAGTTTATCACCCTACGGATATCAGGATAGCCAGCATTTACCAACCCAGCTATATCATCCATCTTAGAAGCAACATCCTCTTCCTTTAAGATATTAGTCATATGAATAGCAACCTCTTTCTTTGATGGTGGTATCACCTGAAATGATTGACAGCGACTTTGGATTGGGTCAATGATTCTCTCTACAAAGTTACAGGTCAATATAAACCTACAATGCTTTGAGAAAGTCTCCATAAGGTTACGAAGAGCGGCTTGAGCGTTGGGTGTGATGTAATCACACTCATCTAAGATTATGATTTTGAAGTCTTTGAACCCCATAGTAGAAGCGAATCCACGAACCTTATTACGAACTGTGTCTACACTATTTTCATCAGAAGCATTGATGTACATATAGTCACATTCTATGTTATTAACTAATAACTTAGCGAGAGTGGTTTTACCTGTACCGGCTTTCCCATATAATAAAAGGTGTGGTAAGTCACCACTCTCAAGATAAACAGATACTTTGCTTTTGAGATGTTCATTCCCAATGTAAGTATCCAACGATGTTGGCCGGTATTTCTCAACCCATAAACTGTGTTCTAATCTTTCCATTTGTTATTTTCTACCTCTATTTTTGTTATCGTAACATCGTGTTTGTAATTCTTTGGATAATTCATAACTGGATGTTTCATCATTTTATGAAAGTTTCTATTCTCTCTTTTGTTACCAAGAAAGTAAATGTATCTATGTTTACTAGCTTCCTTCTTTAACCAAAAGTCTCTACCAATAGCTTTGATTAGGTTCTTAGGAGCAGCAGAACCAAACTTTGAATACACACTCCGACTATGCATCCAATCATCCTCTTCATTTATTTTAAGTGAAAAGGTTGGTGCTAATTGAAAATCTCCACAGCCTTGGTATATCCAATTTGTAGCCTGATAGATAGCACCATCATGACTCTGTTCTGGATCAGCGTATGAGATTAGAACCTTTATATCTTTTGCATGTTGTTTCATCCATTTGAATGAGGCTGAAATAACATGCGATTCAATATTCTTACCATAACCATCATGTATGAATAATCTAGTCAGTTCCAATATGTTTTTGTTTTCTATAATCTCCTCCTTAAAAATAGAACCCACAACTCTTCTGCCAACTGGAAACCCATAGCAAGCTACGCCAATCAATTTCTCTTCTGTCTCATCAAAGAACTGATGAGCATTGTCTGTCTTGTAGAAAACTCCTAATGGGTATCTACAAGACGACAATTTTCCGCTGTAGTGATTCTTTACAATCATATCTTTAGCCAATGGTTTATATATTGGTCTAATTGATACTCTTGATTTATCTACATACGTTTCTTCCATTACACATCGGTGTCCGCAACTAAGTAATAAGTAGCATCATACTCATCAATCTTAAAATTGATACGAGCTAATCCGCCTGAACTTACTTCTAATGTAGCGCTTTCACATTCCTTATTAGCAACCAATACATCTCTGAATAGGTTAGCATTAAAAGAAACATTATCAATCTTATCATAAGATTCTGTTTCTACAGGAAGGGTAACACGATTAGTATTAATCTCAGCATAACCTATCACAATCTTCACACCTTTATCATCTGTAATAACTGTAAAGTTATCTGTGTCTGCTAAAGCACCTTTACCAGCAACAAACTTAGTCATAAAAGATTTGTCAACTTTAATCTTTACCTCAAAATCAGGTATGGATTTAAGATTAGGTGGTGAACTTATAACCGATAGGTCTGAAAGCATATAGTTGACATCAGAATTGGTATCTGATATCTTTAGAGATACTGCTTTATCTCCAGCTTTTGTTAAGTTCATCGATATATTCTCTGATAGAACTGAAAGTAGTTTGATAAGCTGCTCTGTGTTATATACACCCAAATCAGCCTCATCAAAATTCCATCCTGTCATATGAAGTTCTCCAAGAAGGTTCTTATCACCTGTAATGAATCTAGTAGAAAGTTTATCACCCTTACTATTAATCACCACCGATGAGCAGTTCCCACCAAGATAGTATTTATCGATAAAACGACTCAATGAATGTTTATTCATTTATTACTCCTTATTTGTTAATATGATATATACATATATATCAAAGTTAATTGTCAAAATCAAAAAAATCTTTCCATTGATGTCTTTTTATTCACAGGCTCATTCCATTTTAGAGATTCATAGAACATCATAATCTTTTTCTCTAACATCTGAGCATACATCTTTTTGTAATCTATGTTCTTCTTAATAAAATCTATTATCTGTGGTGGGTCTTCATAACCTTTATAACCACAAGACTTTAATCCCAAGTCATTCTGTTTAAGATATACCCATCTTATCTTTTCAGAGTTACTTATCCTCTCATACTTCTTACCAACTCCAAAATGTTTCAGTAAATCATTATAAGTTAGAGCAGCTTTGATATGAGCAGGCGCACCTTTGGCAAACTTTGTAAACTTACCAGCCTTACCATTTGTATATTTCTTTAGGTTATTTATACCAGTTGGCATTGCTATTCTATCAAAGTCTAATAGCTTCATAGATTCTTTGAAGTTTATAATCCTCTCATCTATCTTTTCCTTTGGCACAGTAGCCAGAATATCTTCCAGCACGCTCTTCAATAACTCACCCATAGCTTTTGGAAAGTTACTACGAACTAAGTCCAAACCTTTTACATGCAGTTTGTTTACCTTAACTCCATTATCGTTGATTATCTTCATACCATATCTTTTCTTCACAATGAATAAGCCTGATTTAGCTATCAACTCCTGCTTTATCTCAAACCTATGCGTATCTAAGTTTAGAAACTTCTTAGCAAAGTAATCATAAGAACCATTCATAAACTTTTGTATCTCATCAGCTATATCTAATATCCTCTTACTCATTAGGGTTTCACTTTCAAAGTCCATAGTAGGAAATCTATTTTTAATTAATGGAAGTGCTGAATAGAATACTGAATCTGTATCTATGTAAATACAATAGTCATGATCATCTCCCAACTCTTTATTATAGAAATGATTACCAATCTTCTTAGTGAACTTAATTAGTTCTTGACCTGTAAGTGTTGTAGCCTCAGCATTATCTAAGTCATAGAACCTAAATACCGG